TATTCTTTGTCGAGTGCGGTCTGTTTGAGGTCTGCAAGCCGGTCCTCGGAGATTTTCCCCTCGGCAAATTGCTCCTCATAGCCAGCAATGGTTTCCTGCGTCTTGGCTTCAAGAACCTTTTTGTCTTCTGCAAATCCCTTATCGAGCAGAGCTACTTTGTTTTGCAGAGCCTCTAGCCCCGCCGCGTGGACGTCGTCGGTAGATTTCTGGGCCAGCTCCTTCTGTTGATCTGCGAAGTTCTTGCTGAGTATTGCCAACTGCTGCAGCAGCGAAATCTTGTCCTTCGTTTGCTCGATGTCCGGCTGCTCTTGCACATACGCAGCCTGATCTTCCTCACGGATTGGCTCCGTTGTCTGGGGCTGCGGTTCCAGTAGCTTCTTGGCATCGCGTAGCTCGTTTTGAACGCTGGTCTGCCACGCCTGATCCCTGTCGTTCAATTGCTTTTGGAATGAAGCCTTATCCGCGCTGGTCTCGGCCAGTTGCATCTTCTGATACAGGTCGGTGCGGTCTTTTACATATTCCTGATATTCCTGAATCAAGCCTTGCGAGGCATCCGAACCCTCCAGCAGCTGGCTGATCGTGCCTTGCTCAAACTTACCCAGCAGCTCGTTCTCTTTAACAATGTCTTTTTGTATCGAGGCAGCCAATTCGTCTGCTGCTTTTCTGGCTTCTAGCAAAGCGGCCTGAATGCCGTTCTGGGCTGGTTTGCCCTGTAGCGCCCGAATGTGGTCTTCAACTTTGAGCCGGGAGATTTCTAATGCCTGGGCATGTGCCGTGGTCGTGGCAGTCAGGTCAGCCATCTCGATTTTGGCTTTGGTTAATTCCTGCGCGTGCTTTTCAACTTTCTCTGAAAGGTCTACAAGAGCAACACCCAAAGCAGCAACGGCGAGAAGCGGGAAGGCCGCTGCCATCGCTGCAGAAACACCGGGCAGCGTGGCAAGGAATGTCTGCACATGCCGGGGGAGTTTGATACCGATTTCGTCCCCCAACAGCATGATCCCACCGCGTGCTTCGGAGAGGTCAACGTTGTTTAGGGAGTCTTGGATATTACCGGCTGCTGCCTGTGCCTGCTTCTGTGCTTTGCTGAGACCTTGCTCAAAGCTCGCGGTGTTGGCGACGAGATTGACCGATAATGTTTGTAGGTTTACAGGCACTTACTTGTTGTCCCTCAATATCTCTTCTTGTAGTTCTGCGACTTCCCGCGCCGAGAATCCCAGCTTGGACAGCCTGTCGGGAATTTCCGCGATAGCCTGCTGAACTTTGTCGGGAGGCAAAAGCACGAGAGCGTTTCGGAAGTGGAGTACTACAGCGTCCAGCCGGTCAGCGGCCTCATCTTCTGCTATCTCAGCTGCCGTCCGGGACCGCTTGCCAACAAAATCAAAAGCATCGAATACTCGGTCATTCGCAGTCGCTCGGTTGGCATTCAGCAGAGTCGCCGCCACCATTCCTTGCAGATAACAATCTTTCTGAAACGCCAATTGGCGCTGGCGGAAAAGCCGCCAGAATTGCGCCATACTCAACTTGCCAAACTCCTCATCTGTGAAGCCGTACTCTCTTGCAACGGCCCACATATCCAGCCAGGTCTCAGGTAGCTCTAGCCAACCGAGACTTTGGTTTCTGCGCTTTCTGCGGGAGGGTTTGGCTGTTTTTCCCCCGCGTTGTTCACCTTGTCCAGAAGCTCTGCAAAGCACATGTCAAACAGCAGCTTTGCCAGTTGCCCAACTTGGAGAGGCGAGAACATTTGCCCGACTTCTTCTTTAGTGACTTCGGGGTGAAAGCGTCCAAGCGCAGCCCAGGCAACGGCGAGGACATCTGCGGTGGAAAGTTCCGGCTGCGTCCAGTTCAAATAATTGCCCAGCTGCCGGCCCGTTAGCTCATTAGCTTTGGCGAGAGCGTTGCAGTCAAAGACCAGCGTGTACTCGTGCTTGGTCTCTTCCAAATCTGCGTTCAGACGATTGACCGTGATCTTTGCGACACCGAGAATGGCCGCCTCGAACGGAGTGATAATTTTGTTCATTGATTGTCTCCAAAAGCGTTGGAAGTGCTACTTCTGGTCTCGGGGAGAGACCGCAAACTTGTTGATGCGGGGACGAGAGCAACCAGCATTGCGCTGGGTGATTCTCGCCCCGCTTGAATTTCAGGATTACGAGTCGGTGTACGGTCCGCTAATCAGTACCTTGAGCGTGGCATTGGTCGGCTTGTCCAGGCTCTGCTTGCCAACGTTCAATTCGCTGATCTGGCCTTGGAAGCTGCGAGTTCCACCCGAGAATGCGCCGGGGAGAATGCGCTTGAAGTTATGAGTCCCGCCCGCAAGATAGGTCGCCTTCAGCGCGATGTGCGAGGCATCCTGCGGATTCCACAGAATGGATACAGAGATCGTGCCGGGAGTGAACAGTGTGGTCGTCTGACGCTTCACACCATCCGTGTTGTCTGCCGAGGTAATATCCGGGGTGTCCCACTTCGAGCCGGATTCGTCCACGTCCGTGACTTGTGAAATCGTCGTGAAGGAGCCGGAACCGAAATTCTGCTCGAACTCAAATGCGCCGCCGAGCCAAGTGTATGTCGTTGCCGCTACGTTACTCATGTCTGTTTCAGTGCCTCTACCTAAGTAGGCAGAAAGTCTTAATTGTTCTCCGTGTACTGAAATTCAATCGCGAGGAGATGACGGAACAAGTAGCCGCCCTCGCCCGGCTCAAAAGGCATATCCATATCGCGACGAATTAAGCTGCCCGTAACAATCGTGTTCGTTAGCGGGCCGGAGAACTCTTGGAGCAACTCGCGCACGGTGTTGGAGACTTTCAAGGCCGTTGTGTAGTCATTGGCGTAGGAATCGAATTGGAGCGTTTTCTGGTGGAATCGGTTGATGCCGTCAGCACCGTAGAAATACTTCGTTCCGCCTCCCTGAAGGACAATCGCTGGAATGAATGGCGTGGGAGCCGACTTCGGAATTGCGCCGTTGTAAACGTTCACCGTGCCATTCTGGCTGTTCAGAATCGCAACAACGGTCGGGTCTTCCATTAGCTTATTGAGGATGTCGGCTTCTAGCATGATTACTCTGCGAGTCCTTCCAAAACTTCGTTTAGATTTTCAATAAAGGCATCCAGCACTTGCCCGGCAGTTTCATCAAACACAGGCTGGAGGACAGGTTTTGCAGGTTGGTGAATGCTGCCAAATTCTTGCCACAACATGTAGAATCCGGGTTTCGTAGGGCCAACAGAAACCGTTACGCTTCCGGTTGTTCCTTCCTCTTCGCCAGCTCCAGCGGAAGTCCTGACGGAGATGCTTTCTTGCTCTTGCCCGGTATGCACGGGAACACGCTCTTGAACAGCCTCTTGCCAGATCTTTCCCGCCTGTCGGGCAGCCTTGCGAATTGCCCCTCGGGCAGCTTTTGGAGCGAGGTTGTTTAGCTTCTGCTCAAGCCCATCTAAGCCACCCACCTGCGCTGTTATCGTGCCGTCTCCCATTACTTCGCTCCGTCATTACGCTCGTACGCGAAAAGCCAAAGCTCGTTCTTCCGCTCGTCGGGATCAAAGCTCGCTTCGAGCAGGAATATGCGGTTCTGGAATAGAACCTTCATGGACGTGCTGACCCCGGCCCGGTACGGAATCACAATCTTGTGGGTCGCTTCAGAGACGACGAGTTCGGATTTCTCCGTGTACTTGCTGGCGAGTTTGGTTATGGATGCCCAGCATTGCGCGAAGACGACATCCGGCAGAAACTCACCGTTCCCATCGCGCTGCGTGTTGGCGCGGAGCAACTGAATACGGTGCGACATAGCGCCACGAGGCGTTGGCGAGATACCACTGCTGAGTCTGCGAGGAAGCAAGTTCGCCTCCTCTTAGTTGATTCTCAGGACGCAGAACGTTACGTGAGAATCGGAAACAGAGACATAGACGTTCCCATCGGTCTCTTTCCAGCCGGCAATCTGGCTCAACTGGATAGCCGCGAAGCTGTTCGCTGCAACGGAATAAGCGTTGATGTCGCCGGTGCGTCCCAACGCATCTGCCACGCTGGTCACAGTGAAAGTGTGCGGGGCCGCGTCGCTGTTCTGAACCAGCAAGATCTCCTTGCCGGTGCAGCCGAAAAGATTGCCATTGACGGCATCGCTGGTGAGCGCAATCGCGAGATCACCCGCTTGCACTGCATAGTTGTTCTGTTTGAGTTGTACTGGTGTTAGCGCAGTTCTGGCCATAAATACCTCTACTTAGGGGCGGAAAGTTACAAGTTGTTGTGCGAGAAATCCCAGCGTGTGTTGGCGGCGAGAATTGCGTCCAGAGTCGGAATACGCCCAACGGCCCCGGCCACATTTGGTTCGCGGTTGGCGTAGGCATCTGCAATCAGCAGAAGCATTGCCAGCTTGAGGTCTGCAGGGATGCTGGTTACAAACTTGAACTCGGTTGTCTGCTTGGGAGGATTGGGAGCACCCGAGATAGTTACGTCCGCAGAGTCTGCATCAACAGTTGCTGTGTACCCCGCTGTGAAATAGACCTGAACAGCAGAAAGGCCAACCATTCCGAGCGGCCAGCGCCCGCCAGGGAGAGGGCCAATCCGAGCCGGTTCGCTTCCTAAATCAACAACAAAATCGCGGCCCGGTAGGAGTGTCTGGCTATTGCCAGCAGTGTCCATATAGATGATCTGCGTAACTGCCGTCACCGGAGTCTTGTCGATAGGAATGATGAAAGGCAGTTGGCCGGTGGCATACAACGGCCCAGACGCTGGGAATCCCGGCTGCGGAAAGAATCCAAAATAGAAAGGCAGTGCTCCGAATAGCGGTGTGTATGTGCTGTCCAGATACGGGAAACTCGGAAAGCGATCAAGAAAGAGAATGTAGTTCTTTGACGCGAGGGACAGACCCGTAACGTTTTCTACATGTTGCACCACCGATTGAATTAACAGATTGATGAGAGCGTCATCTTCGGTGATGTCAGTATCAACCTTGAGGAAATTCTTCGCCTCAGCCAATGAGATAGGCAGTGTGCTCGCGTACGAGATTTGCTTCGTGTACATTCCTTATCCCTTTGCTGCTGGCCTGGGCAATGCCGCTGTGCGCTTCTGCGGAACCAGCACGGCTGCTTCGCGGCGAGTCTTTTTCTTCTCTGGCATTTGTGTCCTTATGGTGAAATGGGCTTCCCCGAAGAGAAGCCCATTGAGTTGTCGTGTGTTCTGATTACGGGTGGATCAGAGTTCCGAAAGCTGCAGGTTGCAGCAGCTGGCCATCTGTACGCAGGAAGGCTTGGAAGCCAATCTGGTGGTTGCTCATGAACGTTTCGTTGAAACGGAACATGGTCACCGGGCCAACGTTGCGGATGATGTACTTGTCGAAGTCACCGAACAGAACACTGGTATGTCCAGCCGCAATGTCGGGCATCGAGTAGTTGACCGTGTACTTCTTGTCGCAGATGCTGTCAGGTACTCCACCTGCCATGCTTGCCTGCCACAGCGGACGGCCCAAGCTGTCCTTCAACTTACGTACCACCTTGAACGTGTTGTCGCTGAAGTGATAGCGAGCATTCGGAGCATTACGGTATGCAGCGTCCACGGCGAACTGAAGGTTGATCAGGTCGTCATAGCCAACGGAGTTATCAGCCGTGTTGCCAGACTGCGGATCGCCTACGACAGTCACCTGATTGGTGTTGCCGAGAGCGGTCAGAATGCCGTTAGGCTGGCCCGAACCGGAGCCGGTTGTGTACGCATCGTTGACCAAGCGGCCAAGACGGATCGAGAACATATCTGTCAGCTCTTTGTACAAGTCAAAAGCTGAGTCGTTGAGCAGCTGGACGCTGATCAGTACTTGGTCAGAAGACGCAAGGTTGCTGGTCAAATTGACCTGACCAAAAGTCGGATTGGTCTGAGAAACAGCAGAGTTCTCAGTCAGCCAGCGGCCCTTGTTGGTCGTGTCGTCCACGGTCGGCCAGTTGATCTCGTTGCCAATGCTGGTCAAGATCACGCGGGCATCGTTGAGCATCCCACCGTATGCCTTCATCTTGGTTTCCAGTTCTTTCTGGAAGCCGATAGGGACGGTGAAATCGCCCTGAGAACCCGAGCCGGTGTTCAGGCCGGTGTAAGTGCGAAGCTCGGGTGCGCCGAACTCGCGCTCGCAAGCGACG